CGGTTAATGTCTGGGCTTTGCCCCACGTTTGGTCTTCGATGATATCGAGTTCCCATTCGAGAGCGAACACCCCCTGGTCGTCGGCAAACGTTCCCGTGGGTTTGTTTATCTTCACAGCCATATCATGCTGAATGGTCGCATTGACCGCCCCTGGCCCATCAGCGGCTATCTGCACACCCTGCGCACTCACACGCACAAACTGCGTGGAACCTGCTTGCAAGTAGGAGAGCAAGGCCATCCCATTTGCATCGGCTTCCAATTTGAGTTTGAGAGTGGCCTTTGGCATGAGGTCGACATGTGCCGTCCATCCCGTCGTGGCACGGTTGAGTACCCACAATGGCCCATATAAACCCGTGAAGAGGTAATCCACGGAGAGAACACGAGTGAGAAGTGTCGTTCCTAGCCCGCCTGATGTCGAGTCGAGATAGACATTGACGTGTTTGGCAACGACAGGCGATAAGGCGACAGCGGTGGGCGAACTGGTCATCGTTATACCGTCACTGAGAGGTTGTGCAATGCCCTTGCCTGAGCAGGTGAAGTCTTTACGTGTGCCTTTATACCCAAACTCAGTGAAGAGACCATAAGCGAACTTGTGAGCACGCACCGTATCACCCTGTTCAATGCTGTAGGTTTGTGGCACAACACTACCCGTCACCGGTGGCGTGAACACCCAATCTTTCGCGGTCGCAGATGAGCCATGAGCCACTGGTGACGCTGAACCCATCACACCAGCGAGTGGATAGAGGACACCATTATAATCGAGGTTTCCACCGAGAGTCATATCAATCCATTCTGTATTTTCTTCCAAAATGTTAGGATATTTTCTTCCAGTAGGAGTGTATAGGTTGGTGTCGCCGTTTATCTGGAATTGAAAGTCCAGGCATTCTACCAGTTTTGACGCCGCTACTGACGTTCCTAAAGCACTTGTGCTTTCTGCCCCTATTTGGCACTTCTGATTTATCGTAGTCCGCTCGGCTGTCCACGTCATTTTCTTCCCTCACTTCCACTTATCCCTGGCTTAACTGCCTTGCAAGTCAATATGGTACAACCCACCAAGGTGGGAGATATGAACTCCATTCGAGACTTCATCGTAGGCAAGGCTAGACTCGCGGTAACAACTCAAGACCCCACCGAGGCTGAGAGCCACATTGCGCTTATCCTTGAAAAGCGCATCGAGACGATTTGCGACCGTGACCAGCGTTGCAAATTGGGATGCTGGTGAAATGCCCTTGATTTGCAAAAGCAACCTCGCAAACAAACGAACCCCTTGCATCGTTAAGGCATCAGGAGAGGCTTGTTGCACAATGAGCACGTAAGGCGCAATCGTTCCTTGGTCGGCAAAGCCTGTCCAAATACCACCCGTGGCTGATGCCATAAGAGTCGTATCGGCTTGGCAAGTGGAAACAATCCATTGAAAACATTGCGCGACTTCACTCATATCCCAGCTTGCCTCATCTTGTCTTCGATAGCGGCACAGGCTGCCTCGAACGAGGCACGAGTCTCTTCTATTCCAGGCTCAAAAAAGGGGCGGGCTGGAAGTCTCGTTGTGCCATAATTCTGCCAGTAGCCGTATGAAGCCGCTACACCAACATAAGCCGTTGTATCATTCTCAGGCGCTTGTACCTCTGGCAAAGCATCCGTTCCACCTGAGTAACTGCTTCCCTCACTTGTGACTGTATAGACTGAATTGACCATAAAGCCTGTATCTATTTGACCGTTCGCTCTAATATGAGCTTGGATGTTAGCTTGGCAGTCATGCGCAGTTTTGATAACAATCTGCTTACACGCCTCATGGAATGCGGTAGCAAGCTGTGCGTAGTGGTTAAAACTTGTTGCCATTTCATCTCACCTCAGACCACCACTGTCATCAAGGCATCTAAAACAAACGTGTACGACTCAGCGTTGAGTATGTGTTGAACAAGCCACGTTTGACCTTGATAAAGGATATGGTCTCCTTCACGAATGTCCGTCGTCAGTGCAAACCGTATCAGTGCAGCCCACTGTGACCCGATAATGCCAGCAAAGGCTTGCAACTGCGTAGCAGACGGCTTCATGATATTGACCTTCGGCGTGCTCTGTGTTACCCATGTCTCGGTGGTATGCCCATAGCCATCAGGTGCAGTTGTCTTGCGTTGGATGGTGACGGTTATATCAAGACTGCTGACCACAACTGAGGTCATGCTCGTGATTTCTGCGGAACTTAACACTCACACTCTCCCATCAGCCACTAGCCATACGGTCTATCTCTTGTGGCCCCAAAGACACCCTCCCTGACTTACCGGCCATGTCTGAGCGTATCAGAGTGAGTGAGCCTGGACGTTGTTTCCTGCGATATTGTGTGGCAAGAGCACACAACTGCTGAGAGGCTTGGGAGACTTTGAAACTCTGACCATCCGATGCAAAATCGAACCGCGTGGCATACTTGGCAGCCCATCGTTCTAGCAAATCGGCGGCTGCGCGATACACATCATGCTGAGACCCATTGATGAACACAGGCGGGAAGGTACTCGCCGAAAACTGCCAGTGACCTGCAATCGGCTCTAACACGCTTGCCGTGACGGTCGTGATGAGGTATTGCTTCAAGGTATAGCCGTCTTCCCAACCGCCGCCGACATCAGCCCAATAGTCGAGGTAAGCTATCGTTGACCCCGTGAAGGTCGGGCGAGCAACCAGGGCAAGATTTTTGTAGTCTATGCGCGCTTCATCCATAACGTTCTGAATGTCATCATCAGAGAATATCTGACTTGACCCGGCAGCGTCGTTTATGAGCAAGCGAACACGCGATATCAGACTTGACATCGTACTTCTGGCCATCGCGTGTCTCCTCTCCTCACACTCTCAACTTACGGCCTGGATAGGACGGGGTCTGCGAAGTACGTCACTGTCGCTCCCGTACCAGAGATGGCGGATAACTCCAAACGAACATAGCGTTTACTGGTTTCGAAGGGAATAAAGAGCTCTCCACTCACGGCAGTTGTCGAGAGCGTTACTGTGCTTTCTGTGGTCTGCATTATGCCGGTGAACGTGCTGTTATCACTGGACTCGGTGACACGGAAGGTAAGCGAGCCAGCACCAGCTGAGGTGCTCGCAGCACTATAGATGACTCGACATTTCAGACCGCGCCGTGGCGTTCCCGTCACCAAATCCACGCCTGTTGAATTGAAGGTCGCCGTTTTTGTTACAGATGCCTGAAAAGACAGCAGTGCATCAGTTGGCATGATATTCTCCTTTCAGACTCACGATATCTTAATGTCGTACAAACGACCCAGAGAGCGGTTTGAGGTATTCACGAGTCCACAGGCCCAGTCAATAAGCGTGCGATATATCGCACCATTGTAAATCAAACCCAAGTCTTGGACATTGGGCGGGTTGAACTGCCAGCCGAAGAAGTGGTCAGTATCATAATTCACGGCGTAAATGCTGGTGAAGTTGGATGAACCATCAGCACCGAGGTTGGTTTCCGTGGTGGTGATGATACGCGTGGACTGGTCGGCTTTGTAGCCTGGGTCACGAATGACCGCACCCTTATACATTTCAATCGTGCGATTGAACTGGTCCTGAGTGATAGCCAAGCCACCGCTTGTCCCCATCGTTCTCATGGCAAAGGCGAAACGTCGGCGCATAACCTCATTCATGTAGAGGACCACACCCGAACCGGTTGGGCTATCTACGCTCCAGAGAAGTTGGTCAAGCTGCTCCAAGAACTTGTTGGCTGTGGCTTGGGTGAGACCGCCTTGTGAGAGGTCAACTCCCCCGGCATCAATCTTGTTCTCTGAACGCACACCAAACACACTGCCATTATCGATACGGGAGCGAATCCCAACAAACGAGTTCACATCACCGGTGATATGGTCATTCTTGATGAACTTGTAGTTGAGGTCATAGGTGAGGGCTTTGAGATAGGCGTCGGTTTGCACGCCACGAGGGTCAACGATGGCGTTTTCTTCCTCCACCAGAAACTTGTCCACATCAATGTAGTTGCGGATAATATAGGCTTGTTCCTGATAGGGAGTGGGCGTGCCTTTGGTGGTCACGCCTTCAGCATTGAGCTGCGACCAGTTGACCGTGGGAAGGTTGCCTTCAAACCTTGCGCCATTGACGACAAGGCTTTTCTTTTCGACAAGAGGGATATCTTGTATGACGTTGGCATACAAGATAAGAGAGTAAGTGACCTTCTGAATAAGCGGGCTATTGCTCATGAGAGCGTAATCCGCCAATGTCACCGTTCCGGCTCCAATAGCCATAGCGTGGATCTCCTGACTACCGCTAGCTCAATATCCAAACCGTGTTTAGGTGCTGAGCAAGAGGTACAAAAGATATTCAGTTCATCTGGGATTACGGGCGTTTATACACGTCACCCCATCCAATTTTCGAGGGATGTTGACCGGGTGCCTGTCCAGGCGGGGTAATGGTTGTCCGTCCTGGGTTCATCGCAGGAAGAGCAGGCGTATTCGGTCTCGTTGGGTTTTGTGCTGGCGTGGTGCCGTTCTGCGTTGGCTCTGTCTGTTGTTGTGAGGCTAATGCCAGATAGGGCTTCGCTTTCAACAACTTTTCCAGGAGCTTATCTGCATTCTTGGGCATGCCATCCTCATCATATTCCAACTCAGACCAGTCAAGAAGCTTGGCTGCGTCGCCAGGGTCAATCACATGCAACTTACTGGCTTGCAACTGTATCTCTGCTTTGATAAGCCGTTCTTGCATGGTGCGAACATAGGTATCATGCTGGACTTGCAAATCGGCGTGTTGCTTCTTGATACGTTCGACCTCAGAGAGTTGGGCGTCTTGTGCTTTCTTTTCCGCCTCTTCATACGTCGAGAGTTTCTTGCGATGCCGGTCGCGTTCCTCCGTGGCGTTCTTGTTCGCGTGTTCTAATTCCGCGATACGTGCTAATGCGTCCTCAATACTTACGCTCGGCTTCGTTGGTGGCGTCGCGCTACCTGGGGCCGTGTTCGATGTGCCCGTCGCGGGCGGTGCTGTCGGTGTCGGCGTCACGCTTGCACCTTCAGTTGAGGGTGTTTCTCCCATGAGTATACTTGCTTCCTTCTCATATTGTCAATGCAATATGATGATATGGTGATAGGACAGACAGATAGATGTAATACCAAGCGCCTTATTGCCAAGCATCATTTCGCACGATATACCCCCACACCTTTTTGAGATGTTGAGCATCGGCTAATGCGTTGTGTAATCCCTCTTCTTGTTCGGGTATCTCCTCATCAGAGATACCACGGTCATCGAGGACTTGCTGAAACTCATGAATATCACGGCGTTTCATGTGGATACCCCTTCCAAGACTCAATGTAGAACGCAGCATTTCTCAGACTTTCAGGACTTTCAGAGAAATATCCAAGTCCGATGTTACAGCGATTACATAAAATGCCTCGAACCACTCCAGTTTCATGGTCATGGTCTACATGGGCACCCTTTAGTAGTTGTTTTTGACAGATAGCACAATGTCCGTCCTGAGATTCTAACAAACGTAAGTAATCTGCTTCCTCAAGGCCAAAGTCTGTTCTTAGTCTCCATACTTTGGCATTTTTAAGTCCACTCGGTCTTATCTTATTACGATTCCGCGCCTTTATAGCTCTTATGGCATCGGTAGTAGGCGGAGACCCCTTACGCTTGAATGACTCATAACCATGCCGCCGCTCACATACTTTACATACAGAACGGCTTGTTCCGCTCACCATTCTCCTCGTCTTCTGTGATCCACATACACCACATATCCTTATTACGTCTCTACATTCTCTGCACTTAGCTACCAATCCATCTTTTGCCTTATAATGGATTTTGAAGAACTCAGGGGTAGCGGGAAGCCAACGACTGCATGGGCCTTTGCATTGCTTCCTAGGAGTATTGTCATCTTGTGTATGAGGTGATACAGTATCCATTGGTACATCTCCAATCAGGTGTATCCGGCCTCTGGGGTATTCCAGTACCCGCAGGGGCAACAATATTTCTAGATCAATTGTACCACTTTTGCGCTTACTTGTAAAGCAAGAAGCTGCTTGCAAAGCCAGTTTACTCATGCTGTTCCCTCAACCATTCCCACAATCGCTTGGTGTGTCTTGCGTCTTCAAGAGCATTATGGATACCGCTTTCTTGCTTGGGTAACATATTGTCGAGAATGCCTCGTTCGTCTAATGTCTGTTGCAAGTCGCAAATATAGTGCGGATAGCCAGCAGGCAAGTCCATCATGGTTCCAAAGAGCTGACAGAGAGCGACAAAATCGTAACTCGCACACCACCCATACAGTTCAGGCTTGCCATATGCCTCAACATCCATAAATGAGAGGATATCACGCTTCAATTGCTCACGTGTACGCCAAGGACAATTATGAATGAGTCCGCGTTGCTGGTCTATGCATTGCCCACCATACTTTTTGTGATAGGCTCTATCAGCACGATAAAGCCCAGGTATCTCCTTTTCTGATGGAGGTGCCCAAGGACACATCGGCAAATGACGAAGCACGTTTTCTTTGACCCACGCGGATGCTTGTCTGTAGTCAAACTCGCAAGACTGAGCATACAGTTCACGTCCATCCTCACACACAATCCCGATAGATACCAAGTCTATCTTGTCTCCGGTATCCAGAAATTCAGAGTCTAGCCAGTATTTGATAATGCACCTCCTTATTGCCGTGCCATCTTCACCACTTGCATCTGCATATACGCTAGATGCTCTTGCATGGTTTGCCGTCGTTGCAACACTTCCTTAATGGCATCTTCAAGCAGTGCTACAGGGTCATCGTCGTCACGTAGCAAGTTGAGATGGTCACGCAACGCGGCAAAACGGGCTAAGGCACGTCGCATGGCATCTTCCGTGTGACATTTGCGCGGATTGGGTTCAGGTGGTTTGGTCATTGGTCTCCTTTCTGAGCCAAGACACGTACGTGTCGATGAGAGGCACGATATGAGCCACTTCATTCCTGTCTGATTGCTTCTCTTGCTCGGATAGTTCTGCATAAGGAGTATTTATTTGTCTTTTCCAGCGTTGTACCAGTTCACGCGGAATAATTGCATCTCCTTCTAGGGTGAATGGACACCGAGAAAAGAGATACGATTGCCAGCGTGCCCAACTATCATGTTCTTTGTCTGCGAGCAATTCAATGAGTTCTTGTTTATTCATAGTTTCCTTTCTCATTGTGGCCCGTTCAGAGCCTCATAGAATCGTACTAGCGCAAAAGTCTGATTGTTCGCAGCAAGGCATTCATAAATGTCCTCTGGCCACGTCCCTGACGCATTGATAGCGGCCTCTACCTGCGCGTATCGATACTTGCCAGGAAGCACACACATCACTTTGAGTATCTCTTGCTCATATCGGGCTTCTTTGTCTAGTCTCGCTCGTCCAGCAGAGGTCAAGCTTATTGCCAGAGCTCTCAGCATCTTTGGCCCCAACAAGGAACCGAGTTGCTCAGAAGTCATCGCGAGTCTCCTTTCTCACACGGCCAATAAGGCCAGGATAACCACAACTAAAGCTAATATGGCAGCGAGAGCATACAGAATGGCTCTGATATACTCTCGTGCAAGGCCATACGTAAAAGCCAAGTCGCCCGCTCGCACGAGAATGAAGAAGGCGACGATGAAGGTGGGTGCGAGGAGTGCTTTCATGATGGTTCTTTCTCCCGTTCTTGTGCCTGTTCAACAAGATTATGAGCCTGTAGCCACAAGCAATCCGCATCATGCGTTTTCGTATGCTTGTCAGTTGGTGCCCATCCATACGAGTCAAAGCAATACAGGCATTCCATCATGCCGCTATTGTCGTTGTAAACATAGGGGTCGGTGTCTGCAAAGCCTTTGACAATCTCCCACATGGACTCCACAAAGGCAATGGCTTGTTCGGCGAGATGCTGCTTGATGATATCGTAGCCTTGATTTGTTATCATGGTTCATTTGCCTTTCAATGCCTGAAACTGTGCATAGGTCATGTTCTGGACAGATGCCAATTTGTATGTATCCCATCGTGAGATGCTTCCTTTCTTGTCTTCAATCAAGCACATATGGCCCTGGCTCTGGCTCAACGATGTAGCATGTCTTTTTTCGCCACTCAGAATAGTCTCCCGTCCATTCACCTAAATGCAATCGTCTATAGCGTATCTCGAAGGTGCATTTCCATCCCTGCTCTTGCAAGTCAAACGGGCCGATATCGTCATCAAGCTCTATCGTAGCCGTGTCAACTTGCTCGAATTGCACATGACGTATTTCAGGCTTGGAAGAGGACTGTGGTTGTAAGTAGTGTGCATAAAACGCGTGTTCCGCTTGCTCTTGAGTAATCATGATTTGCCTTTCGCTAATTCTTTGACCGGTCTCACGGCCAATTGTGGCCCCCAATCAGGGTCATGTGAGGTCTGTGCAAAGTCTTGCAAATTTGCGTCCCCCGACGCATACAACTCATAACCCGCATTACCCAGGACTTGACGCTGTGTCGCCTCATCTTGGTTTGCCAACCAATCCTGACCCGTTTCTCGCTCACTCACACTCACACTCGTCTCCGGTATATCTGAGGTATCTATGCCCAAACCTGATAAAATGTCCTCCCAAGACTTCGTGATGGGAACCATCACACACCGGTCACACGTGTGAAGTTCAGGGTCTTCATCCAAGCGGTACTCCTTGCCATCAAGTGCCAGGCAAGCGGCACACGTTCTAGCTGAGAGGTCAGCTTGTCGACGATATCCACTCAGAGACGCTTCATTTGCCCGATAATTTTCGAGGGATGCAGACCGGTATGCACGATTGGATTGGTCGCGTGATATGACCAAAGCCCGATTGCGTGATACCCCTAATGCCTGCTGAACATCCCGTGCGATTTGCCTGGGATTATTGCCCAAGGTCAACCCACGTATGAGAGCCTCACTCGTGAGTTTAGCCGCTTCTTGCCCAAAGCCATTGAAGAGGTCGGCAAGAGGTGAACCGGCTTGTGTCGCACCGAGAATGCTTGCTATAGCTGATGGGTCAGGAACACCAAACGAGAACGACACGCCTTTGGGTACAGTGGCTTGCATCAAGGCTTGTGCCGCCTCTTGACCAAGGGTAACGGCTTCGTGTTGCAGTTGCGAAACGGTCATATGACTTAATGCACCAAAATGGGAGATAGCGTGTGTGATGAAGAGTTTCAGGGTCTCTAAGCGACGTTGTTCATACAACAAAGCCGGTGTGGCCTCCTCGCCGTTGGCTTTTCGCTCGGCAATAAGGAGGTAGAGCTTGTCAAGATGAGGCTGTATCTGTGCAAGGACTTGCGCATAGGCTTGCTCTAAAGCCTGCGAGGCTTCAGCTTCACGTTGCTTGAGGGCTTGCCGATAGTCTTTTACGACTTGCTGTAATCGTCCCTGACTCATGGCTGTCCTCCCTGATTATCCCGACCAATGAAGGGTGATTGTGGTGCTTGTGCTTGTGGCTGCTCAGGAGGGGCCTGATTAGTCGGGGGAGATGGTGGAAAACCTCTCCCTTGGCTATATAAAGTCATCTTTTTCGCATCCTCTTCGGCACTGAGAGCAGCCTCCTCTTCAGGGTCAAAACCTAAGTTCCTCAAAAGCGTCGTATCCGAGACAGAAAGCCCCTTAAGAGCTACAGCGTACTGAGCACTTTGCAAATCATCGTGTGGAAGTGGGTTCTGCCAAGCAAGTGTGATGTCGATATCTTCACTCATCTTGTTGAGAACTAACAAAGCTTTACTAACTTCTATCAAAAGATTGCCGTACAAACATCTTTTCTTTTCACTTTTGAGGAGCAATGGCATAAACAATAACTCAATAGCAATGCCTGACATGTTGCCCCTCGGCAAGTCACTAATGCGCCCTGTCGCGACACCAGGAGTCGCGGACTGCTCATCAATATCTGAGCGCAAGTTTGCCGTAAAGGCCAGTGCATTCGCCATGTCAGAGGCAATGGGAACCGCTACAATCTTACTCTCTCCGAGTGGCAACCCGATAATCTTCCCAGGTTTAATGTCAATGACCTGCTCTCCCGTTCCTGTCGCATACAGGATAGGATGGCCATACAGAATATTCACCAGGTTGATACAGGACTGCGTGAGGTTGAGTGACTTATTCACGCCTATCAAGTCAGGGGTGATATCTGGCTTGCCCCAAAAGTCGTTAGGTCTGGGCAAGTTTTTACAGGAGAACAAGGGAGCAAACGGATAAGGCCACTCAATAGGCTCCCCTGCTGCTTGCCACTGCCCCCGCTCACCTTCACGCGTCCAGTGCTGGATTTGCCATGTGGCATCGGTGTCCTGCATCGCAGGCTCAGCACCTTCATCTAGGTCAATACGGCTCATCTCTTCACGGTAGTACACCTGAACCGGTTTGCCGTTGCGTTTCTCAGTGGTTGCGTATTCAATGCAATACAACTGCACGGTCTCGCAGTCTTGTGGTGCGGTAGCCGCAAACACGGTAGCAGGGTCAACCACCACCAGGCGAAACGAGCCATCAGGTGTAGGCACAATGCGCAGGAAGGCACGCCCAGCCATGGCTCCATTCATGGCTAAATCTTGCAAGAGTGGAATACGGGCTTCTTTACGCCCCCATATCTCATTCAAGAAGTCTTGTGCTTCTTTGGGTGCGTCTTCTTCAACGGATATCTCTAATTCTTTGCCGAATAAGAAGTCTATGCCTCTATCGACAATGGGGCCCATTCTATTTGACATGACGTTGGGGTCGGTGCCATCCGGCATTTTTTGCAGTGGTGGGTCTAAGAGACCGTCGTACGCCTGCCAGGCACTCGCGATAGCTTGCAATCGTTTCTTATCCTGCTCAGTAATCTCATAGACAGGTAAAGCCTGTGTTGTTGGCGGTTGCATGGTTTGCGTCATCTCACCACCTCCCAGATATCCTCAGACAATCTCATCCAACCCTCGCCCAAGTCAACTCGCCATCCATCACCGATCCATCGCACGATGCCCACTCCATCTCTCCCTTGCACTTTGTCCCCTCCATATATCTCTTGTCCTGATTTATCATGTAAGCCCGTGAATTGCAGAACACTGTATTCATCAACCCGGGTTGTGGTCAGCTTCACACATTCGTGCATATCGAGTAAGAAGAGCGCATAGATACCTGTCTTCGTGAAGTCCATACTCACGACAATGTAGCGTTGACCGGTGGCTTTGTGGACAGCATGAAACTTGATTACCCTCATTGCTCCTCCTTCCTCCCTTGCCTCGTTATCCTCGCTCGTGCGCGCCAGTGCAATGCCGATACACTCTCAGTATATCCGCGATGAATACCGAACGTCGGTTGGGCGCAAAGAAAAGCGTGCTACGATATATCTTGACATATCCATTCCATGGTCATCTTCCTTGTTCGGCTCATCTTTGACGGTTACATTCGGGCCTTGCCTCCAAATATACGTATCATATTCCTCAACCGTGCAAGTGGGCTTCTTCCTAGCCGCCAAGTCCCTATCACGTTCAACAAGCGCATCTCTGAAATACATAAGGCGTGGTCGTCCATCACCAGCAGGTTTCAAGACTGCCGCTACAGCCTGGATACCTTCAGATACCGCTTTATAGGCTGGGCGCGTGATTAACCCTAAGTGTCTTTCGAGCGTCTGGCGGCCTTCTGCGTCATGGTCGCAGATAATCTCTCGTGGGAGAGGGTCGCCTCCGTCTTGACCCCAACGGGAAAGCCGCTTGATATCTTTGGCATGGTCTTCAACTAATTTTTGGGTCAGGTATATCTCACGATAGCAGATAAGCCGCCCATCGGGGTCTCTTGCCCACCAGCCACAGACAAAGGGATTCACGAACCCGAAATCGATGCATAAGTACCTTTCCCAGGTAGCAGGAAGAGGAAAGCGGTCTATCACATTTCTATTCCTATCCCAGGAGTCTTGGTACACACTGCCCTCGCTAGCGGCCCACACACCATAGCGCAATCGTGCAAGCCTGACACCTGTCAGCCCACCTAACACCTCAAAGATATACCGCCGTCCCTCTTGCGTCCAGTCATTGGTTTTCGTATCGTAGAGGCGAGGATTGTCTTCGTGACGACTGAGCAATCTGGTGGTGATACCCTCATTGCAGCGAACATTTAACCAATGAGTGGGAGCATCAGGATTGGTGTCCATGATTAACTGATGATAGGGGCCTTTGCCGTGGCGAAGTCGAGAGCGAACAAATTCAATATCTTCAAGCGAACACTCGCTACATTCATTAATCATCGCACCGTCAAACTCCCAACTTTTCACCTTGTCAGGCTTGTCAAGCCCATTGACGATAAGTTGGCTCCCATTGGGGTACTCAAATGCTGCCGGTTTGATT